GCGTCTCGCCCAGGCCCGCGCGGATCTGCGCCACGACCTCGGCGAAGGCCGCTTCGAGCACGTCCTGGGCGCGCACGAGCTCGAACCAGAGCTTCAGCTCGCCCTGATTGATGCGGTACCGAAACCGCGCGTCCACGCGCTTCAGGCCCACGCCCTGGAACGGCTCGAGCCCGAGCACGAACTCGTTCGGGATCTGGATGGAGCCGCTCTGCGAGCCGGCCGTGCCGGTGATGGTTTCCTCGTAGCGGAACTGGTGCTCGCCGTTCTGCAGGCGCGTGGACGACTTGAACTGCACGTCCTTCTTCGCCTCGAGCGTCGTGGCAATGAGCAGCAACTCCGCCCCGGCGGGGTCAGCGATGTTCGGGAGGTGGTCTTCGATCCACCGCGCGAAGTCGACCTGCGACTTCTGCTGGCCGCTGTGCTTCGTCCAGGCGTCCCAGTCGGGCGTGACGGCACTGGCAAGCGTCACCCGGTGCGAGCCCCAGCGGGCGGCATACACATAGTGGTAGTCGATCACCGCTTCGAACTTTCGGCCGGCCAGATCCGCGAAGACGACCGTGGTGCCGTCCTTGTAGCGGTTCACGTAGGCCACGAAGCTCGGCGCGTCATCGGTGCGGATGACGGCCCGCGTGCGCAGCGGCGCCGGCAGGTGCTCCTCCAGCGTCTTCAGCTCGTAGCCCTGCGGCACGAGCGTGAAGGGCAGTCCCCCTGGCACCGCCGTGTGCACGCTGCCGCGCGCCTTGAGTTCTCCGATCTCCTCGCCGGCCACCAGCGCCGCGCCGATGCCCTGCACCTCGTTCCCGTCCTGATCCAGGTATGCGCTGCTCATCCCTTCGCCTCAGTCCTCTCTCCAACGGTCAGCGGCGTCACGCGGGGACCATCGAGTTCCGCGAGCCGCGGCTGCCGCGGGTCATGGCGCTGGAGTTGCCCGTCGGCGTCGGCGAAGAGGAACGTGTCGCCCTTCTCCGAAACCGGGAGCTTCACCTTGATGTCGTCCTGGATGATCAACGCCACTCCAGCGCCCTTGCTGGCGTTCTTCACCTTCAGCGTCAGCGTGATCGAGCCAGGACGACCCGTCTCGCGCACCCGCAGGACGAGGTCGCGCAAATGCGCCGTGAGCTCGTCCTGCGTCTCTCCTGCCCGCAATTCCGTCAACGTGTCTGTGAATCGTTTCTCTCGTGCCACGGTGTGCTCCAGTTCTGTGGATGGCGGCGCGGGGTTCCAGTCTTCCCGCGACTAGGGACCGCACCCACCCGACCCAGGCCCGCGTGGCGGACTGGATTCTGGAAAGTGCAGACGGCGTCGGCGTTCAGCCCCACGCCACCATCAACGTCGGTACGGCAATCAGTCGGTGTCGCGGGCGACCAGCTTCCAGGTGCGGTACATCAGCGGCTGCAGCCCGAGCACGCCGTGACGGTCGTCCTTGCCTGCCACCGTCTGCCGGTGCTGGCGACCGAGACCCGCCGGTGTACGGAGGTCCGGCGGATCCGGCTGCGCCAGCAGCGCGACAATGGCGGCGGCCGCCTCGGTCACGATGCCGCCACCTCTGTCGAGTCCGGCTCGGCATCAGGCGCACCGGCCAGCCACGGATTGCGGCCACACGCCGGGCAGTAGAACCAGCGGCGGTCGCCCTGGTGGCCCAGTTCCTCGGCCGGCACGCCGCAGGACGGACACGCCTCGAGCAGGCCCATGGCCAGCGCCACGCGATCGATCGCGCAGACCAGGTGGGCACCACTCAGATCCACGCGCACCGGCAGGACCAACAGCACCAGCACCACGAAGAGCACCGCCAGCACGACGGCGAGCGCCACGCCAATGAGCAGTTCCATGTCAGTCCCTCGCGAGACCGGCGCCACTGGGCACCGGCCAATTCCCTCGGACCGTCTCCAGCCCGAACCCCTCGACCTGCTTCAGCAGCTTGCGGACCGCGGCGCCACACGGGTCGCAGTACGGCCGACCCGCGACCACGGACGTGGCGGCGGCGGCGCACTCGGGACGTGTGCAGGAGCGGACTGCCTGGTCGACGCCAAGGCTGTCGATCACCTGCTCCAGGCCGTCCGCCAGGTCGAAGAGGTCTTCCACCTGGCCGAACGACGGCGTGAGCCCCGCCTTGTGCACGCTCTTCAGGAGGCGCACGTGCGCGCACAGGTGCTGCGCCGCGGCCCGGACCGTCGCAGCGCTCATGACCGGGCCTTGCCGCGCAGATACGCCTCGAGCAGCCCCAGACCGACGGCGATCACGACGACGCGCCAAGCGACGCTGGGCCCAGCAATAGAGGCGACCACGAAGAGCACCGCGAAGATCGCGGCGAGGGTCACGCCGATGTGGATCACGATCCTCATGCGAACCTCCGACGAGAAGGGACCGGCAGCAGATCTGAGACATCCGACGCCAGCGCCGGCGGCAGCGCGCTGGCCACCGTCGCCTCGACGCGCGCCGCTTCAGCGGCGAACGCCTGCGTCACGGCATCCAGTTGCGCGGCGAGATAGGTCTGGATGTCGTGTTCGTAGAAGAAGTAGTTGGAGCCACGCTTGCCGGGCTGGGGCGTGCGCTCCTGCACGTAGGTGATGCGCCGCTCGCGCACCAGGCGATACAGCGCCGCACGGCTGATGCCGAGCGCGCTGGCCGTCTCCTGCAGCGTGAGTCGCTTCCCGAAGGGCGCCAGGTTCGCCATCACGCCCTCCGCCGCACCGGCCCTGACCCCGACGCAGGCGGCAGATCGGCGTTGCACGACGTCGAGCCGTGGCAGATCCAGCCCGTCGAGTGTGAACCGCTTCCCCTCCATCAGTGCACCCCCGGTACAGGCTCGGGTTCTGAACGTCGCGCTATACCACTCCGCACGAGCCAGCCATCTCCGAGCGCGATCTCCACAGCCCCGCGGTCGTACGTCACCGTGGCAATCTCGTGCACACATCGCGGATCGTCCTCACACTCGATCCAAACGTGCGCGGTGTCCGGCATCGTGGCGAGTAGTGCCCGTAGTTGCTCGACTGTCATACGTTCCCCGCTTTACGTCGTTCACCTTCTGACGGCACGATGCAGTGCAGTACCGCAACTGGCGCCAGTTCAACCGGTGCCTAATTTGACGGCCGCACAATCGGCAGAACTTCACGCCGTCACCCGTGCCGGATCCGGAACGACCGCGCCGAACTCGTGCGCCAGCCAGACCCGGATCCGCTCGATGTACCGCGACTCTTCCCGGCTCGACGGGGATGACGTCACCGCGGCACTCCCACGCGGCGTTCGTAGGTGCGGCGCCGTTCGTTCGTCCGGCGCTCCCCGTCACGGCGTTTGTCAGTACGGCGATCATCACCCGTAGACGGATGAGCTTCTGTAGGACGTTCGGCCTGTCCTGCCCTGTCACTCAACCGATCAACAGTTGCGGCTGGTCGGCGACCGAAGAGCAGTTCAGCGGGACTGACTCCAAGGGCGTCGGCCAACCGCTCACGAACGTCTTGCGATGGACCGCGGCGGCCAGTTTCAAGTCCGGAGATGTGGGTCTGGTCAACGCCAGACCGCTCGGCGAGCTGGTCCTGCGTGAGGCGCTTGCGTCGACGAGCCACGCGCAACGTCATAGCCATGTGTCGTGAACGATAACATATGTCTGACATATGTCAAGCCCTTATTGACGACATATAGATTATCTGCGTAACTTGTTGTGGATATTGCCGTTGCGGGATTCTCTGGCCGGTATACTGCCGACGTGCCTCAGCACGTTGGTCGCGAATTGCGGCGGCTCAGGGAAGCCAAGTCACTCACGATTGGCGACATTGCCGATTGCAGCACGCGCTGAAAGTTATTGCAAAGCATACATCATCGGCTTTATGATGTGCACTGTGTCACCGAAGATGGCGCCGCCAAAGCGCCGAGTCCAGAAGCCAGTCGAGCAGCGGCAGTCCCGCGCGCCGCGGGCCGGCCTCTACGCACTCAAGGACGTCTGCACGCTCACCGGCGCGAAGCGCTCCTCTGTGGAGCACTGGGTGCGCTCCCAGGTGGTGCAGCCCCAGTTCGGCACCAGTGGAACCGGCAACTATCGGCTCTTCAGCTTCGCCAACCTGGTGGAGCTGGCCGTGTGTGAGGTCTTGAATCGCACGGGTGCTTCGCTTCGCTCGATGCAGGATGCCGTGGACGCCCTCAGCCGGCCTGACCCGTCTGATGATCCCCTGCTCGGTCCCGAGCAGCAGGACGTCTGGAAGCGAATCGAGGCGGACCGAATCCAGCGGTTCGGTCAGGCCCACGTTGACCGGGAGCGCGCCGAAGTTGAGGCCAACCTGCAGGCACGGCAGCGTGCCCGGGAGGCCGAGTGGACCACGGGATTCGGATTCGACGCGGCCGCGGCCGCCCAGGAAGACGCGGCCCGCCTCGAGGCCTGGCGCCGTTTCAAGCGGCCCGACTCGCGGGAGGACTTGTCGTATCACCTCCTGCGGTGGCCCTTGGAATCGGCTGGTTCGGTCACTCACGTCTGGACGGTGGAAACCGACCGCGACGTGGCCGCGCGCCTGACGCGCTCGGCGGAAGTGTTCGTCATCAACCTGCGGCTGATCTTCGAGCGTCTCGAAGCGGCAACGCAGGACCGCTGTGGGGCCGCAAGTCCGGCGTCACGTTCCACACGCTCCGGCATTCGATGGCGACCCTGAATGGCGGAGATGGGGCTGCCCGAGGCGCTGCGGAAGGACCTCATGGGGCACAAGGAGATCCGGACGACCCACCGGCGATGGGCATCGGCACCTTGAACACGCGCGTTCTGCAGGTATCGCAGCGGATCCAGGTGTTCGCGACCAGCGGCGGCACGGGCGCGGCGGGTCGGTTCGTCTGTGCGACGAAAGCGGGGTTTCTGTTCGGCTCCGAGGTTCCCTGTACCGACGTCCAGCTGACACCGGACAGCGACGAAGGCGGGAACCGATGAATCAGCCGACGATCTTCGTCCCGACCATGTGCCAGAAACATCAACGGTTACTGGTCGACCAGGTCTGCGTCGGTCCCGGCGGCCCGTGGCGCGCGTACATCATCGTCGCGCAGGTCGCGCTATTCCAAGCGGCGACGGCGCACCCGACGACGTTCGAGCGTATCGGCGGCGACGTGACGCGAATCGGGGAACTCGGGTGTCTGGCCTGCGACCGTCCGGACGCGTTCGGGGAAATCGTCGCGGCGTTCCAGGCCGGCGGCGTGGCAGCGGTCAAGGCATGGGGCGAGGCGATCGTACAGAACGGGGCGAACTCCGAAGCGGGGAACCATGACGAATGACGAAATCGCCGAGGCGATCGCCGACGCGCTGTTCGTGAACGGACTCGGCGAGCAGGCCGACCGGCTGGTAATGAAGAAACGCGACCAGGCGCACGGGGATCTCGGTGGCTGGTGTCATGCCGCGGTGCGGGGCGTCGCTGGCCGGGTGCTCGAGCAGGCCGACCACGCAAACGCGCGGCTCGAGTCGGCCGACTTTCAGATCCGGCCGATCTTGTCGGTCGCGCCGCGGGGCGAGCTGGTCGCCAGGGTCGCCGGCGACGTGTTCGTTCGGGCAGAGTTCATGGTCTACCGCGACAGCGGTAAACGCACGCCGGAAGGGGAAGCGAGCGCGGTCGAGTGGTCGGTTCGTATCGCTCGGCAGATCGTCGGGGAAGTCGAACGGACCGAGCACAGCGCAGGCGCCGGGGACAACCGGCGAGAAGGGCGGGCGCAGTGAATAGGAAGCTCGCCGTCGGCGTCGTCCTGGTATCTACAGCGGTGAGCCTGTCTCTATATGGGCTGCTGCTGCTGGCGCAGATGTCAGCAGCGGCCGAAGCACGGGCAAACGATGAACTCCGGCGGTACCGGCTGACACATCCGGACGCGGTCGCCTGTCGGGCGCTCGGCGGGTTCCCTGTCTGGTCGAACTGGTCGTTCATCGACTGCCGGCCGATGCTGGCGCCGCGATGATGGAAACCGCGACGTGTTCCCGCATCGAGCAGGGCGCACGCTGCCGGCTGCCGGCCGGGCACAAGGGCGCCTGCTTCTGCGTTCCGCGCAAGCACAGCGGACAGGGGCAACACCCGCTCGACGGCACATGGACACCCCACGTCGAGGACTTCGAGGACAAGCTCGCCGTCGTCATGGACGGGTGTCGCATCGACGACCGGCGCGAAGCCGAACACATCGTGCTCGAGCAGCGGCTCGACCAGGCGCAGGCGAGGCAGCGACGCGTCGGCGGTTCGCTGTTCTCGTGAACGCGGGAAGGCAACAAGCTATGAGGGCAGACGTTATGGTGGCATCCGCTCCCGGCGCTGTGTGGCGGGACATCGAGACGGCCCCAAAGGATGGGACCGAAGTGCTATTGCTTTGGTTCGACTCGGGAACGGGTGCGACTCCTATGCGTCGAGTGGGCTTTTGGCACTCTCGCGAACAAGCATGGTGCGACACACACCGAGTACTCCACAACCAGCACTCTCACCCGACCCACTGGACGTCGCTCCCATCTCCCACGCCAGCCGACGAACCGATCACCGCATGGACGCCGGACCGGGATGCAGCGGCCCGCCGTTGGCGTGGCCGAGGGGGGATTGTGTGGGGGGACTTCCTCACCTACCCGCTGGCAGCGACCGGCACTTCTGACTTCTTGAGTGAGGCCGGCCGGACGTCCGGCCGCGGGGCACGACCGGTTCCCAGTCGCCCGCCGGCCTCGCCTCAGTGCTGAGTTCTTACTGCTCAGTTCGCGGCGGTGAACGGGCGTCCAGGCGCCGCGCGCCGCGGCTGGTCCGGCCGCCAGAGCGACGGCTCCCAGATGCGCACCGCTCCGCCCGCGGTGTACTGCCACTGCACGAGGTTCCGCGCGATCCAGGCGTTGATGGTCCGCAGCGAGACCGGCACCCAGTCGGCGGCCTCGCGCTTGGGGGCCGCAAGTCCGGCGTCACGTTCCACACGCTCCGGGTAGTGGGTCAGTTTGAACTGACCCACTACCGACGGGAACTGGCGCTCGAAGTCGTCCACGGACGGCCACGCCGCTTTGATGGCCTCCAGGGCGACGGCAGGGTCGTCACCCTTCTTGAGCGTGGCCAGTTCGGTGATGCGGTCCAGGATCTCCAGCGAGTGGCGCTGAGGGGCACGCAGACTGAGTCGGCCGGCGATGGCGTTGACCTGGCGATGCATCGGCGTCAGTCCTCGAATCCCAGGCCCTGTTGGCCAGACGGCGGCGGCGCCGGAGCGAGGTTCGCCACCTCAAGGCTGTAGTCGTCGTGACCCCATTCGCACCGTGAGAGGACGGTCTTCGGAATCTTCTTGATCGTCAGGTTCGGATACGCCTCTGCCTTGCCACGGAACGCCGTGCACATCACGAGCAGGGACCGCTCCGGCCCGACATCCCCGCTCAACTGCAGGAGCTGCTCGTGCGTGAGGTGCTGCGTCGTCACGTAGATGAAGTCCCGCTCCGTCGAGTGGCCGTGCTCCCAGTACACGTCCTCGTTCGGCGCGTAGACGAAGCCTTCGAGCTTGCAGAGCGCCTCCGCGAGCATCGCAGCGTTGTAGGCCTTGTTGATGACCCAGTTACCCCACCTGTCCCGCTCAAGGAGCGACGGTGCGAGCCGGTAGTACCGGAAGCCGCCACCACTCTTCCAACTCGTGGAATCGGTCACGCCGCCGGGATCTTGCCCGTCGATGACCTTCTTCAGGCGGGGAAGGATATGCGTCTGGCAATGCTCGCCGAGTTCGACCATGATCCAGCGTCGACCCATTTTGTGAGCCACGGCGCCGGTAGTTCCGGACCCGGCAAATGAATCCAGAATGAGGTCGCCCGGCGCGGACGCGATTTCCAGAACCTTCGCCAATAGCTTCTCCGGCTTCGGAGTTGGGAACACGTCACGCGGATTCAGAGCAAGCATCTCCCGTTTTGCATCCTGGTTGTCCCCAGAGTCGCTCCGAAGCCATAGTGTGTCGGGGACCAGACCAGTGCCAACCTTTTGGAGAAACGACTTCAGCCGCGGCTTGTCCTTGTCTTGGTTCGCGCCCCACCAGATCAGTCCCTCTCGAACGTGCTGCGCGTGGCGCTGTTCGTCATAGCCCCAGACCCGTGTCTCGCTTGGAAACACAAGCTCGCCCGTTCTGGGGTGGCGAATGCCGTAATACAAGTTCGGGCGCTCGGTGCGTGTCTTCGCGCAGGTGTACACAACCGACTGCCACGGACCTCGTGGGTCGTTGTCTGGGTTGGCGTACCCCTTCAGCTGATCATCAGTGCGCTCGACCTGATTGGGCCTCCATTGCTCCTTTTCCTTTGCATAGAGCAAGATGTGGTCATGGCTGGTGCTCAGCCACTTCGCATCGTTTTGCTTCGAGTACTTCTTCTGCCACACGACGTTTGCCACGAAGTTGCTGCGGCCAAACACCTCGTCGCAGAGCACCTTCAAGTAGTGCGCCTCGTTGTCGTCGATGGTGATCCACATCGAGCCGTTGGGTGCGAGGAAGCGCCGCAGTAGCTCGACTCGCTCCCGCATCAATGACAGCCACAACGAGTGCTCGATGCCGTCGTCGTAGTGCTGGAACGCACTGCCAGTGTTGTACGGCGGATCGATGAAGATGCACCTCACCTTGCCCGTCAACTCCTGCTCCAGTGCCTTCAGCGCGAGCAGGTTGTCGCCGTGAATCAGCCGGTTGTCGAAGATGTCGTGATCGGTCACTCGGTGGGCGGCGTGGTACGAGCGCTCGGGCTCCTCGATGAGGATGCGTGGCTCCAGCTTCGGCCGGTCGTCCTTCCCGATCCACGTCAGTTCGAGCTTCTGCCTACGATTCATCTGATTGTCCGCGCCCACTGTCTCACACGACGCGCCACGGCACACTGAAAAGGCATTCGCTGGTTACCGTTTGGGTGAGCTGGGCCTCAAGCTGCGCAATCAGGGCGCCGCGCTTGCTGTCGATCTCGTCCTGCGACTCGAACAGCGCCCGACGACGGGTGTTACGCTCCGATTCCCCGCATCGTCTCACCACGTCTTCGCACAGCAGACGCAGAGCCACGCGCCGCTGACGAGCGGCTCGGTATGCGTGCTCGAGCACCACGGGCAGCTCACGGGTAGAATCCCGGCACCCACCGGCCGATGTAGCGGACGCTGTCCGGGCGGGTCTCCCTCGGAGGGACGGAGCCCGCCGCGAGCAGACTCCGCGTCATTTGGCCGCAGCAGGGGCATTCGGCGACGTGCTGCCCTTCGCCAGGTAGCCGCCCAGGACCCCGGCCACCGCCACCCACGTTTTCGCGTCCTTCAGTCGTCGGGTCAGCCATGAGGGTTCCTGATCGTGCTGCTGCACCTGCGCCGCCACGGCCGCCAGCTGCGCCTGGCGCGCCACATCACGCGCCACCAGGTCGGCAAACATGCGTTCGGCCTGCGCCGACAGGGCGTCCAGCCGCTGAGAGAGCGGGGCGAAGTCCACGGGGGCCGGTGACGGCCCACTCCCGACCGCCGGCGGACCCGGCGTCGGCGTTGGTCCGGGCACACTCGGACCACTGCCGGGCGCGCCGATGGGCCAGGGATAGACGATCTCCGCGCCGGCCGCGAGCGCCTCGCCGCCAGAGCCGACGATGACGGCCGCGCCCTCCTGGTCCTTGAGCACGTCGTAGCCCCACCGCGTCGACGCCTGGACGATCCAGTCGCACGAGATGCTGACGCCTGGGTACGGCGTCGGGCAGTTGTTGCCGGCGTCCTTCCGCAGCAGGGCCCAGCCCGGATGCTGGCTCACCGCCCGATTCAACATCTCGGCGATCTGCGCCTTCGACATGGGCGTCGGATACGCCGGCCGGGCCGACTGAAGCGTGCCGAGGACCTCCTGCGCGGCCGCGGACGCCCCCAGGGCTCCCAGCATCACCGCCGCCATCATCGCTCTACGTATGTGCCTCATCACGGGATCTCCTCGAGTTCTACGATCTGGCCGGCGAGCGCATGCGTGCAGTCGCCGAGGTACTGAATGCGGCCGTCGGTGAGGAAGAGGTGACAGCGCAGCGGCGCCGGGTCGAACGCCTCGCCGGCGCGGAGGCGCGCCAGGTCCGCATCGGACACCCACTGCACGCCCTCGACGCGAATGGACGGCTGGACGGTCGGACGGTCGCGGTCGCCGTTCCAGGTCCAGACCGGCCCGCTCGTCCCGCTGACGCGCGGCGCATGGTGCGTCGCGCACGCCGGGCACCAGAAGAACAGCAACTGCCCGGTCGCGTCGGTCACCAGGTCGGTCTTCATGGCGCGAGGCGCTCCATGACGCGTCGGTTATGCCGGATGACCCAGCCCTTGATGGCCGCGTTCGCCGCATACCCTGCGACGATGGCCCACTTCTGATGGCGCCACCGGTGCAACGCCCACGCGGTGCCGATGGTGACCCCCACGTCGGCGGCGACCTTCACGGTCATCGAGCCGCGGATGCCCCGCGAGACGGCGATCGCGTTGAACAGGGGATTGGCCTCGACGCACCGTCCCGGGAACTGCTCCACGCAGCGCACGGTGCGCCGCGCATCGACAATACCCAGTCCCAGATTCACCGGCACCAGCGCCGCAAACACACGGTCCGCCGCCTGCGTCGGTTGGGCTGGTGCCTGGGCGCGGGCCGGACCCGACAGCGCCAGCACGAGCCACCCTGCGATCAGCAGCCGATACGCCATCACACCCCACCTTTCATTGCAGCCAGGCGGCACACCAGAGCAGCCCGCCGAACATGAGCACGGCGACGCTCCCCGTGACGAAGACGGTCGCCGCCTTCTGCCGCCACGTCTCGGGCCGCACCATTGGCCGCTGGAGCCAGTTCGTCACGAGCGGTGCTCTTCGCGCAGCCGCGCGATCTCCCGACTGTTCATTTCCTCGCGGAGCGCCGCGATCATCTGGACCAGGGACTGCACCGACTGCTGCAGCGACACCGTGGATGTCTGCAGGTGCGCCATCGCCGCGGTGTTGTCCTTGACGACGGTCAGCAGCGCATCACTCTGGCCCTTCCAGGCGGCCGCATTGGCCTGCGTGTCCTTTCGGTAGAACAGAAACATGGCGAAGGCCAGCAAGCCGCCGACGCCGAGGGTCGCCGAGTACTTCCACAGTTCCGGCAATTGAAATCCGTCCATAGGTCACCGGTCTCCAGACGTAGAGGTCAGTACCATTCGAGCACCGTCAGCGAGAGGGTGCCGCTTGCCAACCCGTAGTTCGGGCGGGTGATCCGCACGTTCGTCGTGCTGGTGAAGGCGAAGGTGTAGCCCCCACCGTTGGGGTCTTCCCCGGTGAACTGGGGCACAATGACGGCTTTGGCCGTCGTGACCGCGCTGATGGCGACATCGACCGTGACGGCGACCCCGGCGATGGTGCCGGAGACCGTCTGCACGCTCTTGACGGCGACCGACGCAAACTCCAACCCGTTGCCGGCCGCGTTGACACGCAGCGCCTGCAGCGCGCTGCCCATCGCCAGCCGCCCCAGTTGCGTAGCGGACGCCGCAATGATCACGTCGTTGGCGGCCTGGCTGGCGAGCGCGATCTCACCAGACCGCAGCGCGGACGTGTTGCCGGACAGATAGGTGTTGAGCTGCGCGGCCGTCAGGATCGACCCGGCCACAAACGTAATCGGACTGTTCCAACTCATGGCCGCCGTCCTCCCAGGCGCGCGTTCTCGGTGCGCAGATCAGCTGCCTTCTCCAGCGGTGTCCAGTGCCGGGTCGTCACGGACGGGCGCTCGAGCAGCGCGGCTTCGATCTCGTCGCGGTCCCGAGGAAGCACGACGCTCTCGTAGACCGCGCCGCAGCCGAAGCAGCAGGCGATCGCCCACGCCGGCTCCACGGCGCATCCACTGCTACAGGCAGGACAGACCACCACCCAACTGCCGGCCGAGACGAAGGCGTGGACCGGCTGCGGGTCCTGGTGCACGCGATACCGCATGCCCGCGCGGGTCAGCTTCGCGATCGCCTGCGCATGCCGGCGCCGCAAGGCCTCGGGACTGGTGACGCCGTGGTGCTCACGGGCGGTCAGAAGAAACGGCACCATCAGGCGTACCCCAGCGCCGCCTCCGGCGCATCCAGGACCCCGTAGGTGGGGTCGTCGAGAATCAGCGACGTGCTGGTCACGCGGGGCGCCAGCACGTAGCGCACGCGCAGCCATTCCGGCGCGCTGAACGAAAAGGTGATTTGCTGGATGGCGCCGTCGACGCCCGTCGTCAGGCCCGTCATCGTTTCCGAGACGGTCACGACGTCGCCGATGTCCAGCACGACCGCTTGCGCCAGCAGCGCGGGATCGGCCGAGGCGGCAAACCCGATGCTGTTCACGCGGTCACTCAGGGAGCGGTACTGCGCCTCGAGGAAGATGGCGCGGTCCTGCGCGACCTGGCCGTCATCCTGATAGGGCAAGTCGATCTCCAGCAGGTGTTCGCCGTAGTCCTGCTCGCTCGACCACTCGTAGGAGATCGGCGCATCGTCGTAGATGCCCTTGCCGCGCAGCTGCAGCAGCGGCGTCCCTGCCGCGTCGACCAGCCAGGCGTCCGTGCCGCCGCTGTTCGTCACTTCGAACTTCACCGTGGCCGCGAAGGCCGACACGGACACCGAGAGGCTGGCCGTCAGATCCACGCCGCCCCCGGCCTCCAGCGAGTTGCCCTTGAAGTCGGTCCCGGACACCAGCGGCGTCACCTGCGCCGTGCCTCCGATCAGGCGCTGCGCGTTCGTCGGATCGCTGTAGTCACCCCAGATCGTGATGGTCTCGCCCGCGCGCACAAGCTGGGGACTGCTGATGCCGAACAGTACGGTGGTGGCGGACGCGTCGACGGTCCGTGGGTGCGTCGTCAGCCGCACGCGGTTGTACAGCCCCTCCGCATCCCCGGGGACCTCGAGTTCGTCGAGGTCGTCCTCGGTGAACGAGTACGCGCTGGCCTGCGAGGGGCGCGCCTGGCGGTTCTCAATGCGCAGGATCCCGTTGCCCAGCGGATAGGCAAAGGCCTGCGCGCTGACAATCACGTTCTCCAGCAGGCTGGCCGCGGCCGTGCCACTGGACGCGTCGTCGAGCGCGTACGGATACGTGTCCAGGCTGGCGTCGTACGACACCGCCGGCTGGGACGACAGCGGCAGGGCCGCCAGGATGGCCGCGATCAGCGCGTTCTCGGTCTGGTTGACCTGCGGCGTGATTTCGCGGACGTCCGTGGTGTGGAGGTCATACATGCAGTCCACCGCGGTGCACCGGACGAGGCGCCGCGCGAAGCGACCAGGGACGGGTTGCGCACTCTTCAACTTGCCCGTCCAGAGGAAATAGTCCGATCCACCCAGGGTGTAGACGAGCCGGATCGGCACGCCCATCGCCCAGCCGCTCCGGCACGAGGGCGACGCCAACGCGTAATACCCATACGGGCGCGTCGGGTCGTCCGCCGTCGGGCCGTTCTTCACGCTGAAGGTGCACGTGCCGATGTCTGCCACGCGGCCGTGGGGGCCGCCGTCGGCGATCCCGCGGGTGGCCTCAAGACCCTCGGTGGCAATCGTCTCGGGCGTGATGTCGGTCCAGACGCCCGTGGTGAATTGCGCCAGCAGCGAGAGACCGTCCGGCCCTGACACAGAGGGTGATACGGACGATGAGGGCGACAGCGACGACGAGGGCGACCGCGACGCCGAAGGCGACCGCGACGTGCTCGGCGAGCGCGACGCCGAGGTCGACACGGACGGACTCCGTGACGCCGAGGGCGACACCGAGGCCGAGGGCGAGCGCGACGCGGACGCCGAGGCGGACGGACTCCGCGAGGTCGAGGGCGAGATCGACGCGGACGGCGACCGCGAACTGCTCGGCGACAGCGAGGGGCTGGCCGACGGCGACAGCGACGCCGACGGCGACACCGAGGCCGACGCGGACACCGAGGGTGACCGGGACGTCGAGGGTGAGCGCGACGCCGAGGGCGATCGGGACGCCGACGGCGACACCGACGCCGACGGACTGACCGACGCCGAGGGCGAGGCCGACGACGACGCCGAGCGCGACGGCGACAGCGATCCGCTCGGGCTCGTCGAAGCCGAGGGCGAGCTCAGCGTATAGGTAATGACCAGCTTGGGCGCCCGAGCGGTCCCCTCTTCCGCGAAGAACCCCCCGATGCTGCTCTGCAGGCTGGCGGTCCAGGTCGGGGCCACGGCCGCCACATCGAAGTTCGCGTTGCGGACGCCGAACTTCGACAGCCCGCTCCGATTGACGTTGCCGCGCCCCGTCGCATTGAACGTGAAGTCGTTGTAGCCGCTCGTCGACCAGGAGGCGTACGCCAGCGCCGACCCGGTCTGCGAGGTGCTGCCGAACGACGTCATGTCCGTCGTCGCCAGCGCGGTGGAGCTGGCCGGGGCCGCCGTGTACACGTCGAAGGTCGGCGAGACCCCCAGATCGTCGACCTTGGTGGCGCCGTAGATCGACAGGACGGCGGACGAGATCACGGCGGCGGTCGTCAGGGCGGAGGTATCGAAGATGAAGATACTGCGCCAGAGCTGCGACCACTGATTGCTGTTCGGGGACGCCCCGAAACCGGCCACGGTGATCTGCGTGCCCGTGTCGTTCACCGTGTTGGCGTTCGCGGCGATCACGTTGGCCCAGGTGTCCCCGAAGACGTTCACCTGCAGGTTGCCATCCACCGTCATCGATTCAGGATGGGCGTCTGGGTACGCGGTCAACGTCGACAACCCCGCCGACCACGCTGGCACCCACCGATCCGCGATGGCCCAGTCCCAGGCGTGGAGCGTCCACCAGACCGGCCAGAACGCCGCGTAGAGGGCCTTGGCGAACACCCGGTCCGTGCGGATGTCAGCGGTGTACACCGTCTGCGGCGCGGTGCGCACCCAGCGCGGACGGAACCCCGCGTACTCCACGAGATGCCGCCGGCCAGGTTCCTCCCGCGCCGTCACGTAGCCGTGCGGCCAGAGCGCGACAATCCGCGCGCGATGGCCAACGGCGGCGCGATCGATCCCGAGGATCCACCGGAAGACGCGCCCGAGCAGCGGCTCATGCAGGATGGCCAGCAGCAGCCACTGCCAGCGGTGGAACCACGTGGCGTCGAACGCGCGGAACGGCCCGTCCGTGCGAGGCGAGCGGCGGCTCATCGACGCACCCGCACTTGCCGGAGGCTGCTGCGCAGCGCCAGGCCCAACATCTCGGGCATCTGCGCGAGGCGGCGCTCGACACCGGCCATCTGTCGTTCCAGCTTCGAGACATCCATCCCGCTGTTCAACGCGCCAGGCGCGAACGCTTTGTTGCCCCCCGAGAAGGCCACCTGCTCGCGCCCGGCTTCGCCGGCCAGAAAGAGCGTCGGCTTGTCAACCGTCCCGAAGCCGCCGTCGGCCATCGGCACGACCTCGAGCGGACCCGGCGTGAAGCCGCCCGGCGGGTTGGTGTAGTCGAAGACCACCGGCACGTGCACGGCGTCGGGCTCGATACTGGAGAGCGCCTTGTCGAGGGCGGTGGCCGCCTCCTCCGCCTGCACGGCCAGCTTCGCCTTCTGGTCCTCGATCTGCTTGTCGAGCGTCGCGAGTTGCGCGCGCTGGCCGGCCTCGACGACGCCCATGACTTCTTCGGGCGCTTCGGCGGCGATCTGGTTCCAGAGCTGGTCCCGCTGCGCCGTCAGGTCCGTCAGCCCCTTCTGGAGCATGTCGAGACTGGCTTGCTGCGCATCGACGTTGATCCCGAGGGACCGGGCCTGCGCCTCCTGGGACGCCTTGAACGCCGCCGCGAGCTGCTCCGCGGTGTACTCGCCGGAGCGCAGCATGTAGTCGTAGGTCGCCTTGGCGTCCTTTGCCATCTGCTGGAGCTCGGCGTGGCTGGGTCCGAACTGCGAGGCCGCCTGGCGGACACGCGCCGCCTGGTCGAGGATGCCTTGGATTCCCGCCTGCACCGCCGCCACCGCCTCGGGACCCTCACGCTCCGCCGCGTACAGGCGCGCCACCGCGGCCTCCGCCTCCGCCGACGCCGCCGCGCTGTCCCGCCCCAAGGCCACCAGCGCGTCACGCATGGCGATGATCGGCACCGCCCATGCCCGCCCGCCCGCCTCCGCTCGTTGTGCGTCCGACAGTCCAGCCGCGAGACCTTGCTGGAACTTCGCCGCCGCCTCGCGGCCGGCCAATTCCGCCTGCGATGGGCCTCCGAGGCCAAACAGTTTTTCGAGCAGGGGACCCGCCAGCGCACCGATGGCCGGGAGAGCGGCGCTCACCGCGCCCCCCAACCCCTTGCCGAGCAAGGACGTCAACCCGCCCTTCAGTGATTTTCCAAAGCCGTCCTCTGAGACCAGGAATCCGCCGACCGTGGAGCCGGCCGCCCGAAGGACGGAGCCACCGCCAGTGATCGCGGCCATGATGTTCCGCGGCAGATCGGTCTGGAGCATCGCACTCATCGAGGCGCTGAACGTCTTGATCTCCGCCAGCTGGGCGTTCGGGCCACTTTGGAGCGCTGGAATGCGGGTGAGGTTACGGGCGCGCTCCAGTTCGTTGTTCTTGGCGCGCAACATCGCAAGCAGCTCTTCCCCGCCACGGGTGGTCTCGGCGGATACGCGGCGTTCGTGCTCCATGGCGGCCGCTTCAGCGGCGAACGCCTGCGTCACGGCATCCAGTTGCGCCGCGGTCAGCCCGTAGATCTGACCGAGCTCACTGACCGAGACGCCCTGGGCTTTGTAGTGGCGGATGGCCTCGACGACGCGGCCGTCGATCGTGTCGAGATTCGTGACCCAGCCGCGGCTCGCCTCCATCACGCTGCGGAGCGTCTCGTTGTATTTCCGCGTTTCCGCGTTAAGTCTCTCCTGAGCGGCCGCGGCTATCTTCTTGGCCTCAGCCGCCGCCTCTTCGTGCTTCTTCTCTTCCGCGGCCGCCTGACGTTCCTGCGCAGCCTGCTGCTCCGCCCGCTGCGCGGCCGCGGCCGCGGTCGCGCGCTGGCGCTCGGCCAACTCGCGTTGTTCAGCAGCCGCCTGTTCGGCCTTCTTCCGCAAACTCTCAGAGACGATGAGATACTCGCGAGTCAAGCCCGTGAGCGCTGGTATGTAGGTGCCGACGTGAGTGAGCTGGTCGTACCAGTGCGACGTGCTCGTACTTGCGCCGTCGACCGCATCGGCCTGGTTGGAGATGAGCTTGGTGATCGCCACCAGCCCGGCCTGCACCACTGGGTCTTCTGTGACCTTGCGGCCGATGGCCTCCTTCAGGTTGTCCCACGCATTGGCCAACTGTTTGACGGACCCGCTGTAGGTCGCCGCCTGCGCGGCCGCCTGACCGCCGAACTGTTCGTTGATTTTCTCCAGCACCGCAACGAGCCCGCGGTTCTTCACGTCGAGTGCGTCGACGGTGATGCCGTAGCGCCCCAGCGCCTCGGTGTGGCCCGCCGCCGCCTTGGCCACCAGTGTGGTGGCCTGCTCCAGGTCGATCCCGAGACCCGAGGCCAGATCCGCCGCTGACGCCTGCGCCGCCGCCATCTGCGACGGCATGACGTGCCCGACCTGTACCAGCAGCGCCTGCATCTCGGTCGTGAGGTCGTCCGAGTAGACGGTCGTCCGCTGCATCGTCGACGACAGCGCGTTGTACTGGGCGATCACCTCGGGCGTCGCCGTGCCTTGCTGCCGCAGGGCTGCGGTGAGCTTGGACTGGGCCGCCTCGGCGCCCGCGGCAGACTGCACCGAACTCGAGACGAATCCGGTGAACGCGTGCCAGGCCGTGGACACAGTGCCCAGGACCGCCTGGGCGCTGAGCATGCCCGCCGCCGTCGCGGCCACCTGCGTGCCGAGGTCAGAGAACCACGACGACAAGCCGGATTGCTGCGGCTTCTGGGCTTCCGCGACGACGGCGCGCAAGCCCTCGGCCGTCGCCTGCATCGCGGCCGGCACGGGGCGGCCCGTGCTTTCCAGCTTCTCCATCGCCTTTTCAAGGGTGGCGAGGGAGCGCGCGGCCTCTTGTGTGGTCAGCGCCTCGACGCCCACCTTGTTGAGCGCCGCGGTGACGTTATGCGCCTGCTGGACCAGTTTGTCGCCCTGGTAGGCCGCGACCATCTTGCTCATCGCGGCGGTCGTCGTGACGATTTCGGCTTTGCCTTCGGCGAGCGCCTTCTTGAGTTCAGCGGTGGTGGCGACAACGCGTACGGCCAGGACTGGGGAGGACATCAGGCGTCTCCCAGCCCGGACGCGTCGATCGCGTCCTGCACCGCCTCGCGAATCCGACGGTCGTGCGGGCCGCGTTCCAGGTCGACGCCCGCGAAGAAGTAGGGCCGCTTGGCCATCTTCTTGGTGCCGAACTCCAGCCAGTACGGCAGGTTCTCGGGCTGCTGGTTGTTGCCCGACTGAATGAGGGCCGTCTCGAAGGCGACATCGAACGGCAGCACCACATAGCCCTGCTGGTCGCGACTCTCTTCGACCGTAATTCCCGCGGCGGTGCGCCCCGTGCGCCGCACTACGCGCGCACGCGCCGCCGCCTGCACGCGCTCGGCGGTCACTTTGCACGCGGGCTTTGTATGGCGCTCGACGAGCGACGCATCGACGCGATCCAGCGCGCGCAGCAGCGCGGTGGTGTCGATGTCGATCCGCAGTCCGTCTGCCATCACACCACCTTGACTACGTCTGGTACACTCGCTCCGTGGTGAAGCGATGCGTGCGCTGCACACTCGATCGACCGCTTGAAGATTTTCCGGTCAACCGGACCAAGAAGGACGGTCGCCACTACTACTGCCGCGCTTGCCTGAAAGCCGACTACCAGCGTCGGAGGGAGAGCATCCGGAAGCGCCAGAATGCGGCGCGCCTGCGCAATCAGGCCCGCATTGCCGAGCAGCGGCGCGCGAAATACCGAAGCAAGAATCTGCTGGAGTACTACAGACAGTACCTGAACCAGAACAGGGAACGCGTGAACGCGCTGCGACGCGCGCGGCCTGTCACGCAGCAGCGTCGTCAGACGGCGCGAGCCTGGTGGCGGTTGAATCGGGAGAGACACCGGCTCTACAACGCCCAGCGGCGCGCGCGCCGACAGGCGGCGCAGGGTACTATTACCCCCGCTGATTGGCGCGCCATTCAAGCCAGCTACGGTTTCCGCTGCGCGTACTGCGGGCGCGAAGGCATCCAGCTCACGATGGACCATGACACTCCGCTCGTCCGTGGAGGCGCGCACGATGTCGAGAACATCGTGCCGGCCTGCAGGAGTTGCAATTCCCGCAAGGGGCGATTGACTGGAGCGGAGTTCATCGACCGTCTGCATGCGGATCTACCTCCCCTGCCAGTTCGAACTCAATCTCCGTAACCAGATCAGCGAGCTTGCCCGTGGGCCGCGACTTGCGGCTGACCGCGTGATCACAGGCCCCTTTTGTCCTGGCGTACGCCCGCATCTCCATAACCTGTTCGAGAAACCCTTCCGGGGCCCTCTGCCAGGCATGCAGTGCCTGCTCTGGGTGGTAGCCGAACTCCTCGCAGAGCCGACCAACCAGGTAGGGCACCGGCATGCCGCTGCCGGGCGCTCCATCAAGAAACAAATGAAGCGCCCTAAGCCTCTTTTTGGGCCGCCGCCTGCTCTTCGGCCGTGCGGTACAGCGAGGGCTTCGACAGCCGCAGGATCTGATCCGCGATGTAGTCGCGCACGTCCTCATCGAGCTCTTCGATGGACTCCGGCGTCGGCGGCAGTTCGAAGGACCACGCCGTCACGCCCTTCTCGATCAAAGTGGCCGCGTCGTATGACAGCAGCGGGTTCTTCGCCATCTGCGTCTGATAGGCCTTCACGGCCTCCGGGTCCACGGCGTCGAAGTCGACGGCCGCGCTCATGGCCTTGGCTTCCTTGAAGGCCGCCATGGCCTGGCGCTGGTGCTCCTGCGCGGCCAACTGCAGACTGCGCGGAGACAGCCCATGAATCTCGACGAAGGCGTCGGGGGCGCCGGGAACCTGGTTCAGGGTGGCGGTGCGAAGCTTGGCAAAGACAGACATCACGAACTCCTCTGCGATACAGGGACGCCGCGGGCCGCCCGGTCACCAGGACGGAAGCGGCCAGCGGCGTCACACCATCGGAAACGGAACCTACGACCAGGCGTGCGCGCCGGTGGGCTGAATGACCGCTTCAAACTCGGTCAAAGCCCCATTTTTTCCCATGACCGCGTACGACACGAGGCGGCACTCGACCGTGAACGTCTTGCTGTCACCGAACACGACCGTCAGCGTGCGCGTGCCGCCGTTCGGATCGGTATCGGGCGTGCCGAGCACGGCGTGCGGACCCGTGGTGGCGGTGGTGTCCCAGAAGCCGCCGAGCGTGATCGGGTCGACCTTCGTGAGGCCGCTGGGCGTGGACTCTTCCGCAGAGTCGCCGAAGGCATGCGACAGCTGCATCGCCGACGTGACCTTGACGCCGCCCATCGTCAGAATGTGATTGGTAATTGCGCGAGGCGTGCCACCGGGACCGTCATCGAACGTGACGGTGATGGACGCTGAACCATACTTGCCAGGCATACCGGTCTCTCCCTGCCCGCACACAGCGGGCGAAGAAGCGAACCAGACGGCCTGGCTCGGCGGGTGGACCGCGGAGCAGGTGGGCTGATCGCGAACGAACTACGAACGATCGAGAACTACGTTACCAGCAGCCGCCGCAGCCGGCGTCGATAAATGTGCACGCAGCGCGCGCACCGAGATCCAGGTCTCAATTTTCTGCCGCAGCGGCGTCGCCAGGCGCGCGACGAGCAGCGCCTGATCCCGTTCCGCCTGGTCGTCATCCTTCAGGAGCTCGCGCGTCCGCTGCTCGAGTCCGGAGACCCACTGCAGCGCCTGCGCCAGTTCCCGATCGGTCATCCGGCTCACGTCCATCACGACCTCGCGAAGCCCACGAACAGCGTCGCCGTCGACGCCGGGCCGGCGCCCGCGGAGGGCGAGACCGAGGCACTGGGCGAGGTCGACGCCGAGGGCGAGAGTGACGGGCTGGCCGACGCGGAGGCCGAGACCGACGGCGACACCGAGCTGCTCGGCGAGAGCGACGTCGACGCCGACGGCGAGATGGACGCCGACGGGCTGATCGAGGTCGACATCGACGGCGAGACCGAGGCGCTGGGCGACCGCGACGGGCTGGCCGACGCCGACGCCGACACCGACGGCGACCGGGACGCCGACACCGACGCCGACGGCGACACGTTGCCGAATCCGGTGGCGAGCACACTCAGGTACTGCTTCACGGATCCGCCGACTTCGACGCGCTGCGCGGTCTGGCCGCCGCTGATGGCCGAGAACGACAGCAGGTCGGACCACGTGCCGGCGCCGCCCGTGTCCGAGTGACGAATCTTGACCGTCAGCGGGTTGGGCCCGCCGAAGTCTGTCACCTGCAGGAACCCGACGCCGCCCGCCGACGAGGACGCCGCCGCCGCCACCGCGTTGCCTTCGACGGCCGTGTCGAAATCGTCGGTGCGCGTGGCCAGCGGATGCAGGATCACCCCGTCGCTCAGCAGTCCGCTGACCACGTATTGCACGTTGGCCTTCGTGAGCTGGCCGAGCTGCGCGAGCACCTCGTAGGCGGACGTAAACGCCCCGGTGAGCCCGGCAAAGGGATTCCCGACCACCTGACCGGCGAAGCCCAGGCAGACCACCCGCTGCGTCGCCTGCGGGCTGGTCGGGACGCCGTTCGAGCGCGACAGCATCTGGTGCACGCGCGCCCGAGTCGTGTCGAAGAACGCGCCCTCCTGGGCCAGCTCGATCTTCGTGAGCCCGGTGGGCGTCGATTCCTCGGCGCCGTCACCCAGCCCGTGGCTGGTCTCCTGGACGGCCTCTTCCTTGTAGCGCAGGCCCTTGAGCTTGTTGGCGAGCAGGTTGTAGCCGTCCACCAGGAACAGCACGCTCGCGCTTCCGAATTTTCCAGACGTCGCCATGGTCTAGCGCTCCTCCGCGATGAACGGCTCACCCAGCCATTCGTACCCGCACTGGCTGCACACGGGATGCGGCAGTCCGAACCCCGACGAGGCGATCCGCCTGGTGCCTCGGCACTGCGGACACGCCGGATCCGGCCCCACCGGTCGGATGACCGGCCGGCCGTAGGCATCCACAAGCACCGGGGCGGCAACGTCAGGTGGCATCGATCACTGCTCCACGAAGATCCGGAACGAGGCCACCAGTTCGTGCACCTTCACGCCGTTCATCTCATCCAGCGGCAGCGCGGTGGTCGTGTCGTAGAACACCAGGCCCGCCTGGGTCCAGCCCGTCGGGGTCAGCGCCGCATCTTTCAGCAGCGCGATCACCCGGTCCACAATCGCCTGCGCCGGCTGCCGGCCCGGGTACAGCGCGTAGACGTGCACGCGCAGCTCGAGCTCGGGCAGGCTGCCCGTACCCAGCCCGCGGCGGTCGGTCTCCGACAGCAGCTCGTACCAGACACAGGGATACGTCGGGTCCTGCGGCAGATCGTCGTGCACGCCGCCGGGCACCAGCCCGTCAAGGGTGGCGTCGAGCGTCAGCACCGCGAAGAGGGCCTCCGCGACCGGGGACGCGGCGAGATGCGTACTCATCGCGGCGACACCGCGCAGTCCAGCTGCATCCAGGTGCGCCCATCGCCCATCGGGAGCACGCCGTTGATTTCCAGGGTGACCGCTGCCGCCTGGGGCGGCCACGACGGCGTCCACTGCGCCCGCTGCTTCGGCGTCACATCGGTCCGGCGCCGCACCCTGAAGCGATACAGCGTGTCGGACTGCAGCGCCTGCAGCTGCAGCGCCTCCCCGGAGCGGATCGGCAGCAGTTCGGCGGCCAGCGTGTCGCCGTCGCGCCACACCTCGCTCCGGCCGCCCTGGGCATCGGACACGTAGCTGACCGTGATGGTGCCCGTCGCCGGCGTCGTCAACGAGCCCGTGCACGCATAGGTGAACGTGCGCGCGTCCACGACGGTGACCTTGACCTTGCCGTTGTAGCCGGTCGGGTCGGCGCCGGCGACGCGGACGAAGTCCCCCGTCGTGAAGCCGTGATCCGTGGTCGTGACCGCGGTCGCCGTGGTCCCGCTCCGCGTCAGGCCACTGATCGCCACCACACGCGGGTCGGCGGTCTGCAGGCGGAGCCGCTCACGCAGCGCGCCGATGGGTTCGGCTCTCACGGTTCCTCCGTGCAGCCGCGGCCCGAGGGCAGCGAACGAAACGACCGGTAGATGGACGCGGTGCTGCCCGGCAGCTCCGCCACGATCGTGCCGCTGATGATCGATTCGCGGTACTGGTACAGCGTGGCGCAGTCCATGAGCGCGGCCTGGCGCAGCAGGGGCGGCACCGCATCCGCCGTGGCGCCGTAGCCGCACACGAAGCGGATCTGCACGCTCTTCGCCTGCGGCCGCGCGAAGGGCCACACCTGGCTGTACGGCAGGCTGATGCGCCCGCGCGCGCACCGCGGGCCGGACGGGGCTTCCACGACGTAGTCGGTGCCTTCAACGAGCGTGTGGGTGGTGCCGCTGACGTCCGTGTACTTGACGTAGACGACGCGCACCAGTGGCGGCTTCGGAAGCTCGAAGAAGCTCTGATTCGAGGGGAAGCTCGAGAGGAACCAGTCCCACGTCTGGGTCAGCCAGGCCCGCCGCGTGCCGAGTTCGCCCCGGTCCCGCGCCGCCGGCACGATGAACGTCCGCAACAGGGCATCGTCCACGTTCGTGAACTGCTGCACCTGCTGCTTGACATCCTCGAGCCGAAGCGGCTCATTCAGCGGGGGGGAGACCAGGGCGAGCGACATGCCTCACCTCACTCAGGCACCGAGCGCGTAGAACACGTCGATGACGATCTGCGCGTTGGCCTGGAAGGTGTTGGCGACCCGCAGGGTCAGCGTGTCCGTCTCGTCGACGTACGGATGGACCTGCGTGCCGGTGTAGAAGAGCGGGGTCACTTCCGTGGCGATCGCGCTGCGGTTGCGACCAAGCGTCTGGAGCAGGTCTTCCCCGCTGTCCGTGAACAGTTCGACGTCATACAGCGCCGTGGGCGCGCCCATCGAGGGCGACGCCGACGCCGACGCGGAGATCGACGTGCTCGGGCTCGTCGAGGCCGACGGCGAGATCGAGGCCGACGCCGAGGACGACGCCGACACCGACGGCGACAGCGACGCCGACGGGCTGCGGCTGGCCGACGAGGATGCGGACGGCGACAGCGACGCGGACGGCGAGACCGACGCCGACGCGGACCGGGACGCCGACTGCGAGGGCGAGACGGATGCGCTCGGGCTGAGCGACGTCGACGGCGAGATCGATGACGACGGGGACACCGACGCCGAGGTCGACCCGGACGGCGACCGCGAGGCCGACGGCGAGATCGACGTGGAGTTCGACGGGGACAACGATCCGGACGGACTGATCGACGCCGAGGGCGACCGCGACGGACTCGCGGACGCGGAGGCGGACGCCGACGGCGAAATCGACGCGCTGGGCGACCGCGACGCCGAGCTCGAGGCCGACGGCGACACCGAGCTTGAGGGCGACACCGAGGCTGACGCCGAGCGCGACGCGGACATCGACGCGGACACCGAGGGCGACAATGACGGACTCGCGGACGCGGACGGCGAGTTGGGCGCACCGGGATTGGTGACCAACTTCAGGAGCCGGCCTTCGATCGCTTGGGTCACCTGCGTCGCCGGCATCGACCCGTCCACGCTGTCACCGATACAGGTGAAGCGCAGCCGCTGGATGTTGCCGACGCGCGTCAAAGCTGTCGTGACGCTGCCTGCCATGATTCAGATCCCCTCAGTTCCGCCGACGACGAGTCCTGGCATCGCCCCCAACCTGGGTCAACTGCCGCTCGGCCTGCGGCGGCAGTGACACCGGCCTGGGTGACGGCGGCGCGGTCACCCGCGTCGCCGTCCCTGCCTTCAGGGCCGCGAGGCCAGCCAGGTGGCTGTACTCGCGGATCTCACCGGCGTACCGGCCGGCGGTCGTGCGCAGCTGCATCTAGGTCGGCTCCTAGATGACGGTCGGGATCGCGTTGCCGGGATAGCGCGGCCAGCCCACGCCTTCCCCGGCGACGTTCAGGGTGGTCGCAGTCGCGTCGATTTCGATCGTGAGCCACTTCTCGCCCTCGGTCATCTGGTCCGCATCGATGCCGATGTGCACCATCCGGTGGTCGAAGCTGGCTGCGGTGAGGGTGAGGCCCGTGGCCAGCACCGACGTGAACGCGCCGAGCTGGTCGGCGTTGGCGGCCTTGAAGTCGGCCGACGTGACGCGGTACTTGAATGGCAGCGCCGTGGTCTTGGCGCCGGCCGTCGCGCCGGAGTAGACCTTCAGGACGCTGTTGCCCGTCAGCGCGCCGAACAACAGGGTCGCGCTCAGGTGATGCAGCCGCCCCATGTTGACGCTGTCGCTGTCGATGCCGGCCGAGCCGTAGTTGGCCGGTTCGATCAGGTGGACCTTGGCAAACTCTTCGGAGATACGCATGCGAAGACTCCTTGCGGGTATGGGTGTCGGCGGCGCACCGCCGACACCGTGTTCCGCGGGAACCGAACTACGAGAGGATCAGGGTCTGGCTGAGGGTGTCGCCGCCCGACTTCGGCGTCAGCGGGGCGTTCCAGGTCGGCTGGCCGTCCACGCGATACATGAAGCGGAAGACCGCTTCGTCGCTCAGGAACGCCACATGCAGCGACATCGCGGACTGCACGCCGCCCTTGTCGATGAGCATGTACTCGTCCCAGTTGGTCAGGACGACGTCGCCCGAGGTGCCCAGCTGCGCGCAGTACTCCACCGGAATGATCGGGATGTTCTTGTAGGTGGCGTACTTCTGGCCGGGAACGGAGCCCGCCGGCTTGTAGCTGGGATCCAGCACGCCGGCCGTGCCGGTCGCGATCTGGAGCTTGTCGAACTCACCCAGGCAGCTCTGGTCGATCAGGAAGACCGCGTTGCCCCAGAGCGGCGCCCAGAGGCGGTTCGTCATCTTCTGCAGGTCGGTCGACTGGATGAGCCCAGCACCCGCGCGGGTCACCGTGATGACCGACGGGCTGTTCATGATGCCCAGGGGCATGCCGGCGCCGCTGCCGTTGACGCACGCGTCCTCGGTGCGGAACTGCAGTTCGAGCGGCAGGTAGCGGTTCACCCACGCTTCGAACATGACCGCGTCCTGGAGCATCTCGTCCGTCGAGTAGACGAACGCGCCCACCTTCCGGAGCTTCAGATCCAGTTCGCGGAACTTCGGCTTGCCCGTGCTGGACGGCTGGTTGCCCTGTCCGAGCCAGGACGAGACGATGCCGCCATACCGGCTGTTGTCCGCACGGCTGGTCTCGTCGATGGCCGGGACCTTGGCGCCGTTGGCGCCGGGACCGATCGGCATCGGCGTGATCCGGCGCAGGATTTCGCCGGTCTGGTAGGCACGCTGGATGACGGTCTGCGACCGCTCCTGGGCGACCAGGAAACCACCTTCCGACGGCGTGTCGGAATTGGCGCCAGTCGCCGCGGCCTGCATCGGCTTGAGCAGCGAGATCTGCTCTGCGGTGAGGGGATCGCCCCCGCCTTTGACGAGCGCGGCCGCGCGCACGGCGAGCAGCTGCTTCCCGAAGTAGCCGGGCGCCTTCGTCGCGCGATCATCACCCGGGATGATGACGTCCTTGGCCGCCTTCGAGGCCTTGTCGTCGGCGTCGGCCGTCGGTCCCACGTAGGCGCGCTCAGCCTCGTTGGCCTCTTCGGCGGCCTTGAGCAATTCCGCGTTGTCCTGCAGCTGCGCCTCGAGCGCATCGATGCTCTTGCCCGCGGCGACGAACTTGGCGCGTTCGTCGTCGGTCATGCCGCGCTTCTCTTCGACGGCCTTGTTGCCAATCGCCGCGCGGTCCTTCTTGGCCTGGAGCACTTCGCCCCGCAGCTCCGAGTCCCGCTGACGCAGGGCCTTGAGGCTGACCGGGATGATGTGCGCCGCCAGGATGCCGCCCTTGACGATCGGGGCGAACACGAGGGCCAGAAGCATCAGCGCGGCGATACCCGCCACGAGGGGCAGACCGCCGGCCGGACTGAAGAGGTCGCGGAAGAAGGTCTGGGCGCGACGCAGCGCGGGCGTCACCGCCGAGGACAGCTTCGACCGCCACGGCTCGGTGGGCACGGTCCCGTGATTCCAGGCGCAGATCTGGTAAATGTTCGTCGGCGTGCTTGCGATGGCGACGATGAGCGCCATCAGATACAGCGGGATACGGTCCATGGGTGGTGACTCCTCAACACGGCCACACAAAGCAAAACGCGCGCGGCTGCGCGAACTCCCGAGAGAGTTCGAACAACACGCGCGCGTTCCACTGAAGCCGCTATGCTGTCGGGGTTCTGACTCGGCCCACCACCTGCACTGAGGGGCAAGCTCGCGCCAGCCGGACGCTGAACACGTTCAGGCTATGTCAGGACGGGTCACGCCGCGGCAATTGCACTACACGAGCGGCCAACGCCGCCCGCATGTTCTCGGCGACATCGATTCCACGCCGGCTGGCATCCTGAATGACCTGGTCATACAACGCAGCGGGCAGCCGCAGCGAGATCACCTCGGTGAACCGCTTGCGGCGCCCGCCTCGCCGTGGGGCGGCTTTCGTCATCAGTCCGCGGCCAGGACGCTTGCGATGGCCTCCGCATCGATGGCCGCCTGGTCGACCTGCGCCTTCTTGGCGTCCGACGTGCGGCAACCGCACGCCGGGTCACAGGTCGCACAGTCCTCGTCGCACTCGGGCTCGGTGCACCCGCACGCGGAGGCTCGACAGACCTCACACGGCTGATACGCCGGCTTGGGCTCCGGCGTATCCTCGTCATCCGCTTGCGCCTGCAGTTCTGCCGGGTCGGCACCGGCGATCATCCCCATAGGCGCGCGGTTCTTCGTCAGGCGGGCCAGCACCTGGGCGAAGGTCCCCAGCTTGTCGGCCATGCCGAGCGCGATCGCCTGCTTCCCCCGGAACACGTCGCCTTGGCCGAAGCTGTCAGCCACGTCCTTCCGCGAGACCTTGCGGCCGCGCGCCACATCGGTGTCGAAGTCTGCGCCCAGCTCATCAACTCGGGCCTGAATGCGCGCCTTGACCTCGTCCGGCAGCGGTTCGTAGGGGTTGCCGTCCGTCTTGTGCGTCCCGTAGCTGATCAGGGTCACCTTCACCCCCGCCTGCTGCAAGTACGCGCTGACATCCACGTGTTCGGTGTAGACGCCAATCGAACCGAGTCGGCCGCTGACCGGCGTGTAGATCGTCTCGCACTGCGACGCGAGCCAGTAGGCGGCCGACGCGACGAGCGTATCCGCCACCGCGACAATCGGCTTCTGCCCCCGGGCCGCGTAGATCTCCGCGGCAAATTCGGGGATCATCGTGACCTCGCCGCCCGGGCTGTCGAACCGGAAGACGATGGTCTTCACCGCGGGATCCGCCAACGCCAGCCGGAACTTCTGCTGCAGGTCGGCCACGCCCGACAGCCCGAAGTAGGCGCCGTACCAACCGGTCCGGTAGGTCAGGCATCCGGTGACGTCGATGACGGCCACGTCTCCGACCATCCGCGGCCGCTGTTCTCGCTCGTCGTACGCCTGCATGGCCGCCTGCACCGCCTCCGGTGACTGCAGCCCGAGGCGCTTCGACGCCAGCGTGGCCAACCACTGGCGGAAGGCCGCCCCCTCGACGAAGAGTTCCGTCGTGCCGAACAGTTCACTCCATTCCGTGTGCATCACTGAGCTCCTACAGGTTTTCGATCACGACGAAGAACGAGCGCTCTTTCGTCTGCGAGGGGGATTCATTGGTGGTGATCCGGTTGGCGATCTCGAAGCGGGCGCCCAGGAAGTCCGGACCGTCGGCGATCAGCCGCACCTGCGTGCTCCGGCTGTCATAGGGACTCTGCGACACGATGGCGCTGTTGTCGAAGCGCAGGCCGCGCGAGTAGGTCAGCTCGCCCGTGACCGGCGTGGTGGGCGTGCCGGTGACCGCGACGCTGAACGACGTGGTGCTGAGGACCGTGACCGTGGCGGAGATGTTGTACTCCGCCTGGTCCGCGCCGGCGAGCGTGACGACGTCGCCGGTGGTCAGCCCATGGGCGTCCTCCGTGGTGACGGTGGCCACGCTGCCGGACCGGGTAATCCCCGAGACGGCCAGCGCCAGGGCGCCGACGCCGATGACCTCCAGCCGCTGCGAGGCGATAGAGACCCCGGTGGCCAGGTTGTAGGTGTCCCAGTCGAACCGGAACACGCGCGAATCACGGGGATCCATCGAGACGACAGCCCCGTCGAGGACGGTCTCACTCATCGTTGCACCTGAATGACAGCGGCGTCCGCGCGGATCTGGATGACCGACACGTCGGCACGCACCTGGATAGTCACGTCAGGGTCCACGTCGCCCGCCGGCGACGGACTGACACTGGCGGACGGGGACACGCTGGCGGAGGCCGACAGCGAGGGACTCAGCGAGGCCGACGCCGACGCGGAGGCCGAGCCGGACGGGCTCACGCTCGCCGACGGGCTGATGGAGGCGCTGACGCTGACCGAGGGCGAGCGCGACGCGCTCGGGCTGACGCTGGCTGAGGCGCTTCCACTTGGGCTCGTCGACGCCGACGGCGACACCGAGGCTGACGCCGAGACCGAGGGTGAGCGAGACGCGCTGGGACTGACGCTGGCGCTTGCGGATCCGGACGGCGACGTCGACGCACTCGGGCTTGTCGAGGCCGATGGGGAGAGCGACGCCGAGGCGCTGCTTGACGGAGACGTCGAGCTCGAGGGCGACGTCGACGCCGAGGCGGAGACCGACGGCGAGAGCGAGCTGGACGCGCTGACGCTCGCGGACGCAGACACGGAAGGCGACCGCGAGCTGCTCGGCGAGGTGGAGGCCGACGGCGACACCGACGGACTGGCACTGGCCGAGGGGCTGGTCGACGCGGACGCCGAAATCGCGCCGCCAGAGGGGGAGGCACTCGGCGACAACGACGCGCTCGGACTGGTCGAGGCCGACGCCGAGACCGACGGACTCACCGAGGCCGAGGGGCTCGTGCTCGCGCTGGCGCTGCTCGACGGCGACACCGACGCCGACGGCGACACGCTGGCTGACGCGCTGACGCTCTGGCTGCGGCTGGCGGACGGCGAGACCGACGCCGAGGCGCTGACACTGGGACTCGTCGACGCCGACGGCGAGACCGACGCCGAGGCGCTGGGCGAGACCGACGGCGACGCCGAGGTCGACGCACTACTCCCAGCGCCCACGTCCGAAACGAAGGCATACGCAGTCTGATACTGCCGCGTCCCACTGGACTCGTTACGAAACCCGCCGCCGGCCTGATACTGACGTGCCATCGCGGATCAGGCCACCTGCAACAGCGGATCGTAATAAACCGTCGTCGATGGCTTCGCCAGGCACACGCGCGCGCGAATCAGGCCCTTCTCTTGCGGAGTGAACGACACCGATAACGTTTGCGTCACTGGACTCGCCAAACCCGTCGTCGCCCATGACGACACGCCATCCGTCGCCTGATTCGCCGGCGTACCAAACACCGGATCCGATATACGGTCAGAGGCGACACTCCCCAGCGGAAACCCGCTCGTGCCAAGATATTCCACTTCGACCCACGCCTCAGCATCGGTGAGCGTGACGCCGTCGGTCACGACCGGGACGGTCGCCGTGAGTGAGCCGCCGACCGCTTCATTCCAGTACTCGATCGGCATGGACTCGTACGGCGCAAACCATTTAGAGTTCGCCGTACTGCTGATCTTCCGACTCACGGCGGTCGTCCCATCCGAGGCGCCACCTGAACGAACGATCGTGGTTTCCTGCTGCTCCGTCGCCGCGTAGTTTTGCCGATAAAATCGGTAATTTGTGTCGGCACTGTCGCAGTTGATGAACTCCACTTGCCGGCCGCTTTGCGCCGTCACCGATCCTGTCGTCGGGCTGACCGATGACCCCAGCTTGCAGTCGATAAAACGCCAACGCCCATAGCTGTTCGTGCCGATGTTGACGATGCTCTTCCCGCTGCCCAGCGCTGACAAATCGACGCCTTCCACCTCCGTCGCCGACGACTGCGCCGCCGCATTGCCGACGAACAGGACCGTCGGCAACGTCGCGCCCTGAATCGCCGACGCCGTGTTTCGCCAGCGAAACGGCACATTCGCCGCGATATTCTGGGACGCGTTGGCGAACTGCACGGTCACGTTCACCCACTCAACCCCATTGCACTGCGAGGCGGTGTCCGAACCGATGTAGATACGCGCGTTCGTGGAGCTGCATCCGAGCGACAGCGCGCAACCCTCCATGCGCCACCAGGCCGCCGTACTGCTGTTGAACCGCAAGTCGGCCACGCTCGCGCCGGTGCCGCAGGCGATCGAGACCCCTCGACAAATCGCCATACCCTGAAAGCCGAAATGGCTGGCGCCCGTGGTGGCTTCGGTCGCCGTCGTGGCTGTCGCGGTTGGCGGTGTGGCGCTGTCGTCGACACACTGAATCACCACCGGGCTCGCCGCCGTGCCTGGCGAGGCCCAGTTCACCGTCGCCGCCTCCGTCGCCGCATGGTTATTCGACACGTAGATCGTGTCGCCGGCGGCCGCCTTCGAAAGCGCCACACGAACGCGGGCAATCGCCGCCGTCCAGCCGTAGGTGCTGTTACCGGTAACCTCCGTCCAGACGGCGGTGCCGTCGTTGGTCGTGCCGCCGGTCGTCAGCACCCAGGTCGGCTCCGTCCCGCCGCTGGTGCCAGCAGTCGTGCAGCGGAAGACCCGCTCGTTCCCCACGGTCGGGGAGGCCAACTGTCGCCGCAAATCCCCCACGCTGTACGCTGTCGACGCCGCCCACTGCGTCACCGCCGAGTACTTCGTGCTCCCGACATACCAGATGGCCATCCGCTACTCCCCCGCCGTCGCGCGCAGCGCCGCCAGCTGACTCGCCATGCCTTGACAACGCGCCTGAATCGCCTGTGCCTGCGCACTGGACACGCCGAACAGCACCTGAATTTGGGCCAGGGACAAATTCCCAGCTATCCACGCGCCGATCCGGACCGCCTCCTCCGCCTGCGCCGTCCGATACCGCGCACGCACCAGCTGCCGCAGCTGCGCCGGCGTACAGTGATTGAAGGTCACGCGAGCACCTCCGCTAGATTCGCGGCCAATTCCTCAGCCGCCAACTGCGCCTCGACCAATGGCACCCTGGCCTGCATCGTCGCCACCGCATCGTCGCCCTTTTCAGCCATGTAGAACACGTCGTGCGCCACACCGAGCTGATCGACATGCTGCTCCCAGACCTGCCGACGGCCATCCACCTGCGCCCGATCTTCAACCAGCCGAGACTGCACGATCGCCATGCCCGACCTCCTCAAGGAACGCCGAAAACCGCCCCCGCGTAGTGCCCCAGCCTGGCACCCGGTCCGCCTCCGTCCAGCCGATCGCATTCGCCTTGTTCCGAAAATCAGCCAGACACCACTTCGACCGCGACAGATTGCCCACGTCCCGCACGTCGATGTTGGGCGTCTCCGTCCAGAACGACTGCGCGCCATGCGGATCGAACGCCAGCGCCCGCCGATTGGTCCCGGGTTCATACCCGAGATTCCGATCCCAGCCGTGCGCCTCCACGTGCGCCACGCGTTTTTGGTAGTGCTCCACGAGGCGCGAGCGATACGCACAACAGCCCGAGGTCTGCGACGCCCGGTAGTGCACCGCGCGGCCGTCCCGGGCAGAGACTTGCCACCGATGATGGTTGTAATAGAAGTGCTGATCGTCGATCGGCGTGAACCGGAAGTGCTCGGGGCTGTAGAGCACGTCGTGCTCGACGAGGAACGCGATGTCCGTGTCGAGCGCCTCGAGGCCGGCGAGGATCTGCCGGAACATCATCAGCGGGCCGCGCTCGCCCGAGAGCACGATGTTGCGATCGCCGAAGGCGAGGGGCTTGAGCGACACGCAGACGATCGGCCACCCCGTCGCCGCCAGCCGCGCGCGCACCGCATGCCCGACCGGATCGTCGTCCAGGCGGTTGTCCGTGTAGTAAACCAGCCCCTTCGTCAGCGCTGGTCGCGCCGGTCGGTCCGACCCCGCCTCACCGCCCAGGAACAGCGTCGGCTGAGCAATCCACCCGCCACGCCGCACGACGTCAGGCGCGTTGGGAAGCGTGTCGACCAGCCGCACGGGATGCCCCAACAGCCGCGGCGCCCGTGGCGTGAACTGGCGTCCGGCGGCATCGACCTGCTTCAGGCGCTGCTCACGGAAGCGCTGCTGTTCGGCGGTCTCCGGCTTCTTCGGGTCGTCCGGCACGTGCCAGCCGCGCACGGGCGCGAAGTGCTCGAGCAGCCAGGACAGCGGCCGCGTCTGGCCCGCCCACGTGTTCTCCAGCCACAGCCGCCGCGAATGCTCGCGAGCGCGATCGACAGCCGTCCCTGGGTTGCTGTACGGAAACCCAAAGTCCCCGCCCTGTGTGCGGAACAGATGCGCATACCACGTCTCACGGTGCACGACGTGCCGACCACCAGACAGCCACGACTTACACGCGATCTCGGTGCCGAACTGCCCCCAGGAGCCGTGGCTCTCGTCCAGCCCGCCGATGTCCATGAACCGATCGCGCCGCATGACGAAGCACGCGCCAATGGAGGACATCACATCTGCGATCGCCCCGGTACGCTGATCGCGCCGGACCGGTCCGCCATACTGGAAATGCAGATCGTGGTCGAAGCGCCAGGCGTCACTGCGCACGTGCCGCCCCGGAATGCCGTTGGCCAGCAGGTCCCAGTAGACGACCCGCTCGAACGGGCCGCCGACGGTCCCCTGCTCCTGGCACCGCCCGCAGACCGTTGGCGTGGGCCCTTGGTAGGTCTCGGTGCCACAGCGGCCGCACTTCCAGTTGAAGACGTGGAGGTTGTACTGGGCTGGAATGATCGTGACATCCGCCCCGAGCTGGTCGCCCGCGGTGACGAGCTTCACGTCGAAGCCTTCGTCGATGTCGCAGTGCGCGTCGAGTTTGCAGACGTAGCGTCCCTGAGCGACCCGCGCCGCCAGGTTCGTGGCGGCCCGCTGACCGATCGGCTGCGACTTGTGAATCAGGGTGAGGCGCGGGTGTTCCTGAATCGGCGGATCGGCCCACTCTCCGTCGAGAACAGCGATGATCTCCGAGTGGCCCCGCATCTTCGCGAGGACGCTCTCGATCGTCTTGGCCAGCCACATCTCGTTGCGGGCTGGAATCAGGAACGAAAAGTCCATCGCTCAGTTCTCGCGGACGACCAGCCAGTCGGTGGCGGTCAGGTCGCCTTCGCTGACGATCAGGGTGTGGAGGCTGCCGTCCGCCTTGCGGAGGTGCAGCGTGCCGGCGTGCAGGAACACGACGGTCTCTGGTTCCGCCCAGCCCTCGCGGGTGACGCGGCGGCCGACGATGACGGCGGCGCACGCCTGGCCCCAGGTCATGGGCTCGGACTCGGACTTGCGGACAGGAACGGGTGACGGCATCAGACAGTCTCCTGGACGTGAGCCGTGGCAATCAGGCGCTCGGACAACTTGAGAGCCTGTGCGACGGTCTGGTCGATGTTGAGGTACTGAAACGAACCGAGGCGGCCGCAGAAGTGCACGGTGGGCTGCGTGGCCGCCAACGCGCGGTACTGCTCGAGCTGTCCCCGGCTTCGCTCGGTCAGCACCGGCCAGTAGGGGTCGCCCTCGTCTGTGGGGTACTCCCACGCGAGGGTCGTGTGCGGCGAGGACTGGCCGGTGATCTGGGTGAACTCCGCCACGCGCGTGTAGGGCACTCGCTGATCGGCGTAGTTGACGACCGGCGCCGGCAGCACACGCGCGACGTTCCGGATGGTCACGAACTCGAACCTGGCGGAGCGATACGGCAGACCCCCGTAGGCGAACTCGTAGAACTGATCGATAGGGCTCGTGACGATGATCCCCTTCGCCGCCTCGACGACCGACCGGTGGGTGACAGAGAAGCTGAACCAGTCGATATTCACGCGGACCCGAATGTTCGGCGACGACAGGAGGCGCAGAATGAGCGCGGTGTAGCCGTCCTCCGGCATCGCCTGGAACCGGTCCCGGAAGTAGCGCCGGTCGTTCGTGTCCCGCGGCGCGACGCGCCCCTGTACGGAGGCATCGAGCGCGGGCGTATAGCGACCCCACTGCTTGCGGGTGTACCCAGTCATCAGCGCCGACCGCGCCGCCTCGAGGTCGCCCCCGAAGGCCTCCACCGTCTCGGGAATGATCGGGAACGGCACCAGGCGGTCGCCCACGGCCGACAGGACGCGATGCTCGTACGGCCGCCAGTTCGTGAACTGCGACAGGTAGTCGAACACCTCGCGGGCGTTCGTGTGGAAGACGTGCGCGCCGTACCGGTGCACCAGGACGCCCGCTTCGTTGATCTCGTCGTAGGCGTTGCCGCCGATGTGCCCTCGCTGGTCGATGATCAGCACGCGGAAGCCGGCCGACGCGAGGCGCTCGGCGCAGACACTGCCGGCGAATCCGGCCCCGACGATGACGAAGTCGAAGACGCGCGCCATCAGGATCCCCTCACCTCTTCATTGATGTTCTGCCACGGTGGCGGGGCTGGTGGTGCCGGTGGACGGCGCTGCGTCCGACCCGTGTGGCCACAGCGGATACACACCTCCTGCGCGTAGCGGCGGCCCTTCGACTCCCACCGGAGCAGATGACCGAACCAGAAGCAGAGCGAGAATATCGACGGCATGACGACCACGCGGTTCGGTGGCTGCTCGGGCTTGTCGCGCTCAGCCATGGATGCGCTCCCGCTCGCCCCGCGCGCGGCAGTCGACACAGACCTGCTGGCGGATAGGCCAGGTCTCCTTCGCCGGGTAGAGCTGCACGTGGGTGCCCGTCCACCATTCGAAGCGGTGCACGCCCATCCGGCACTTGAAGGCACGGAAGCGACCGCGGCGCAGGCTACCCATGGATGCGCTCCCAGAGGGCGTTCGCCTCGCCCCACGGCTCGACGGTCGTGCACCGCACGTCGTCCGGGTTGATCCGCCGACGACCCATAAGCGAGTCGCCGTGGTTGAACGTGACGTTCGGACGATCCGTCCAAGCCTTGCGCTCGAGCGCGCGACGGGTCAGGCCGAGGTTCTTCTCGTAGCGCCCAGGCTCGCCCCACCCGGCCTTCTTCGCCACCGTCGTGTCGAGCGGCGGCTGGGGATACTTGGCGAACTTCTCGCTGAGCGTGTCGATCATCAGTTCGCGCCGGCAGATCCCCATCGCCATCTGGGTCCGCGGGCGGAAGTAGTAGAACGCCTCGCGCCGCTTGCCGTCAGCGGAGAGCTCGCGCGTCAACACCAACCGCCGCTCGTTGTAGGCGAAGGTGTCATCCGCGGGCCGGTACGCGAAGTGCTCGGGCACATACACTGTGTCGTCCTCGCAGAACGCGACGTACGGCGTCTCGGCCGCGAGGCAGCCCTGGAGGATGTTGCGGTAGACCTGGGCGATCGATGGTTGAACGTCCTTGACCCACAGCAGGACGTCCGGCCGCAGCGTCGCATCAACGGCATGAGTCACCTCTGGATGCCACTGAGAGACGGCGACGACCGGTACGCGGCCATAGATGGCCAGCGATCGACGCAGCTCCTCCATCACCGCCACCTGGAAGCGGACCGGGATCCGGTTGGCCGTGTAGAAGACCACCGTCAGATCGGTCACTCCACACCCTCCAGCCGGAGCTCGATGTCATCGGGCATGCCGGGCACGTAGTAGCAGCGGCCGTTCACGGTCTCGACCACGGTCACGCGAAGGGCACCGCATTGCCGGAGCAGCGCGATGCGACGCACGGGAACCTTGACGCGATCACCGGACTGCGCCGCGATGAACGCGCCGGACGGCTCCTCGACACAGTAGTTGGTCCAGCAGGTGAGGAACATCAGTAGGTCCCCTCTCGGACGACCCTGTTCGCGGGCATCACCGGCTTCGGCGGCACCAACGCCTGCGCCCCGCCCCGCTTCTGTCTCGTGATCGGCAGCTGCGGCAGGGTGTAGATGTTCTCGGGCAGCTCGAGCACCTTCACGCGGTGCTCGCGCACGGCGTAGGGGAGCGCCAACTGGTCGTGCAGCAAGTACCGGCTCTTGTGGTGCCAGACCTCCTTGAACGCGCGCTGAACTGTGAGCGTCGGGCGGTACGCGAACGCCGTGGAGGCATAGAGCCGGTTGTCGATGTGCCAGGGCTTGCTGACCGCCCGGTACTGCGCCTCGAGCCATTCGCCGGCGTAGCGCGAGTTCAGGTAGGTCTCCCCCGGGCGCTGCAGGCGCGCCTTGATGAACTCGTATTCCTGCCGGATCGTCATGCGCTCGGGATGCAGGAACAGCGCGAGCTCGTACATGCCGAGGCGGTTGAGGAACCACGCGACGGTGTCCGGCGCGAGCGCCCTCGAGGCGTCCACCCACAGGTACACGTCATAGCCGGGGAACAGCTCGGCGCCGAACCACTTCGGGATCCCGCACTTCAGGCGGGAGGTCATCGCCAGATCTCGGCCCTGGAACGAGCGGTCGTCCAGCCGATGCACATCGACGGTCACGCCGGGCGGCAGGCCCTCCTGTTCGGGCCACGGCACGACGGCGTCGTAGCCTCCGAGATTGGCGCTGATGACGGCGACCTTCATGCTCGCCTCCGTGCACGCCGCGCCGGCTGCATCAGCCCGTCCCAGCGCCGATGCGGCCACGACCAGCCATAGAGATCCCAGCACAGACGCACGGGCCCCACGGCCAGCGTGCGCATAAATCCGGCGTGGCTATAGCCGTGAAACAACCGCCATGGCTGCTCGCGCTCCACGTGGATCGTGAGTACTCGTCGAGTCCCTGTTGGCGTTCGCCCGAACCACGGCGCCTGCACGGCCCGCTCCCCACTGACGAACGCGGCAATCAAGCGCGTCACTGCTTGATCACTCCCTTGCGCCCGACCGGCTCCGGTACCACGTAGAACCAGGACCGGCCGTCGTCACGCAGCTCGCCATCGACCTTCGCCTGCCGCCCGAGGACGAACCAGGGCGCGATCTCGTAGGCGTCGGTCCACCCGTGGATCACCTGCGGCACGTGCATCAGGCTCGGCAGCTTCGCCTTGATGTAGTCGTGACCGGCGACGATGCCGCCGACCTTGACCTTCGGCGCCCAGGCGCGCAGGTCGGCCGCCACCGACGCGAAGTCGTGCGCCGCGTCGAGGTAGACGAAGTCGAGGGACCGATCCGGAATCTGGGCGGCGGCGTCGACGCTGAACGCGCGGACCACCGTCACCCGGTTCTTCCACGGCTCAAGCCGCTGCTGGGCCTCGTCGTAGAAGCGGTTCAGCTTCTGCTGGTCGACGTGATCCCGATATCCGCGGTACGCCTGCCAGGCGTCGACGCAGGTGAGCTGCAGCAGGATGTTCTCCCGCAGCAGCACTTCGGAGTACTTCGCGCGCTCGACGCCGACCTCGGCGCCCTTGCTGAAGCCGAGCAGATAGAACAAGCGGGCGAGCGTCTCCCGATTAGTGTTCGGAATCTCGATCGGCTGGCGGCGCTGCGACAGATCCAGATCGAACTTCGTCTTGATGAACGTCAGGGCGTCAGCCATGTGCGGTCTCGTTGTTTGCGGAGCTTCCTGCGAGCGTGGACGGCCCACTGACGATCTCGACGTAGCGCTGGTATGCGGATCTCTCAGCGCCACGCGCGACAGCCGCGGCTCGGAAAGCCTCTTCCATCTCTATACGAATGCGATCCTGGGTGGCCTCTACCGAACGCAGCGCTGTGTCTGCTCGGCGACGCTCCAGAACAGCCGCATCGAGCGCGGTCAGCGCCTCATCTCTCGTCATCAGCTGCTCCTACGTGTGGGCCGGCACCTGGTCCGGCGTGCGGTTCGCGAACCACGCGGCATGCGTCGCCCAGTCACGCCAGTCCGCAGGCCAGGCGTAGCGCGGATCCTTCATCTGGGAGATCAGCCACCAGTGCTGCTCGACGATCGACTCGAAGCGGCGCGTGGTCGGGCCCCAGCTTGCCGGCCAGCCGTTCAGGCACCACTCGACGACTTGCGCCTCGGAGTCGCGCTTCTTGCGGACGTCCAGGTAGAAGCCGCGGCCCGGCCGACCGTCGGCGCCGACGTTCTCCTTGCCCTTGTGGTAGTGCGCGCCCCAGGTCCTTTTGTTGATGACCGAGCGGCCTCCGGTGGCGAGGATGCGAAGCGTGACCTCCTGGTTCTCTTGATAGAAGTACAGCGCCTCGTGGTCCAGCGGGGGGAACCCGAGGAAGTAGGCCGTGTGCTGGAACCAGATGGAACCCTGCGCGCCGATGATGTCGTCGATCGGCAGATCCTTCCGCTGCGCGTTGACGCCCTTGTTCTGATCCCACGGGAATGTCACCGCGTGGAACCCCGCGCCGTACATGGACGGCAGGAAGGGGTACGTGAGGATCGTGTAGTTGAAGTCCCGCGGCTTCATCGTCCAGGTGGTCGGATCGATGGAGTGGCGCGTCGGCACGACGACCCAGTCGAAGTCGCAATCCGCCTTCAGGATCTCGTCGTAGCCAGGCCCCAGGATGACGTGTCCGTCCGCCTTCAGGAGGAACTCGCCCGTGGCGGCCCGTGCACCGTCGTTGATCGCCGGCCGCATGCCTTCGGGCACGTCCTTGAAGATCGGTTTGATGCGCGGGTCGTCCGGCAGTTCCTGGAACTTGCCGTTGGCCAGGCGCCCATCCAGGACCGGGATGATCTCGACGTCGCCCGCGGCCGCCGCGAGCAGGCCCGTGATCGTCGGCACGAGGAACCGCTCGTTGCGCGCCGGAATGACGATGGACACGCGTCCCTTCACCATGGCTACGCCGCCTCCGTGGCGGCCGTCAGCGCCAGATCCGCGAGTTCTGCGGCTTCGTCGCGCTGCCACGCCTCGCCCGTGGCGGCGTCCAGGCCCGCGATCCCCTGCGTTTCGAACTGGTGCCCGTGCTGTGCCGCGTAGGTGCGGGCGACGCGCAGATCGATTCGCATGGTGTCGGCGATGAAGCGCGCCTGGTCTTCGTAGAAGTCCTTGAGTGCCGCCTGCCAGCCGGGCACATCGCTCGCGTGCTTCTTCGCCAGTTTGACGACCATGGCGCGCTCCCGCCGGACGCAGGCCACCGCGCCGCATGCCGCCTCCAGGTATTGGCGGCGGTCGATCGCCTGCGCCGCAGGGGTGGCACTGCTCCCCACCTGCCGGGGCGTGCCTGGCCGGTTGTCCTGCTCAGACAGCTTGTCGAGGGCCGGATCGGGGTTCATGTCCTCCCGCAGGCGCGCCTCGCTCGGCCGCATGACGCGAGACCGAATGGCCACTTCGTACCCTTCCATACGGGTCTTGAAGTCCGCCCGCAGGAGGTAGTCCATGTTGAACTTGAAGAAGAACCGATCGACGGCGATGACCAGGTCGCGCTGGATCGCCTGCTCGAACTCCACGCACATCGGCACCAGGCAGCGATTGACGTAGTCCGTCGCCGCTTGCACATGCGAGTTGTACGAGGCGGCCCCTTCGATGCCGAGCCACGACGGCGGCATCTTGTAGAGGCGGGCCACATCGCGGCCGCTCAGGTTCTTGAGGCCGAGCAGCTGCGACTTCTCCGGGTCCACGCCGAGGGCCTTGACGTCGATGTCCGCCGGGACCAGCAGCACGCCGCCGGCGTTCTCTGACCCTTGCATGTAGCGGGTGATGCTCCCGTGCAGCGCGGCCTCGCCCTCGTCGTCCAGGTCGTCCTTGTAGCTGGCCAGCAGGGCGGCCGTCGCGCCTTTCGAAAAGTAGTTGTGCGTGAAGTCCTGCAGCTTGATGGCGGTCTCGAGTGCGCGACCGGCATACTCGATGCGGCTGATGGCGTTCAGCCCATCGGTCGACGTGTTCCGGACCACGAACATCTCAGCCTGCGTCAGTGTGCGCGGACCGTTCGGCTCTCCAAGCAGGGTGTAGAGGATGCGCCCCGAGGGCAGGCGCGACTCGCGGACGCGGTCGGGATGCCGCGGCACGAGCTGCGACACGAAGCCATCGAGGCCGGGCCGATAGACGATCTCGGCGTAGCAGGCCCTACGTAGCAGGAACTGCCATGCGAGCGTCGACCAGAAAGCCTTCGACGTCTGCCACGCGTTCGGCTGCCACCGCAGCATGCGCGCCAGGACGCCAATGCCCGGGTCCGCGTACTTGATGCGCTCGCGGCTGTCAGGGCCCGTCGTCGCGAAGCCCTGACAGGTCATGGTGCCGAAGTCGTCCGAGATGATGGAGACCGCTGAGTAGACGTAGGTCAGCGTCAGCGCCAGCTCCGGACTGACCGTCACGCCGTAGCGCGCGCCCAGCCACGGCTCGGGCACCGAATCCCCGCCCCAGAATGCCTTGTCGTATTCCGCGCTCGTCATCGCCTGGAACTGCGTGGCCTGACGAACCGGCGCGAGCGAAGCCAACAGACCCATCTAGGCGGACCTCCGAGAAGTCGGCGCGTCCGGCGCCGTCGGTTTCTTCGAGACAGGGGGACGGGTCACGAACGGCGCCCTGGACGGCAGCACCAGCCAGAGCAAGACCGCGCCAGGGACGATGAGGCCACCCGGGATCCAGACCATGCCGACCCCGAGGGACAGCAGCGCCAGGGCCAAGACGAACACGAGATCATCGAGGCCAATGGCCTGACGCGCCGAGGCGAGCGCCGCGCGCAGACGGGTCCAGCGGCTGACAGGTGGGGTCACGCGCGTGCCTCCGTGGTCGGGGCATCGACGAACCCCGCCGGCGTCCAGATCCGGGCTTTGGCGCGAGCCTTGCGCCGCGGCGCCGGCAACACCATCAGGCGGCTGATCGCCATGATGGCGGCGACGATGCCGTCGATGCGTTTCGTCGCGCGCTTCGGCTTGACCGGGCGAATCCGGCCGGCGTCATCCTTCTTGATGGCGACGTTTTCGAGGTTCCAGCGCAGGAGCTTATGACCGCCGTGGATGATGCGCTTCCCTTTCACCAGGGCCTCGAACACCTGGCAGGCTTCCGACAGGTGCTTGTAGTTCTGCAGCACTTCAGCCACGACCAACCCGGATCCGTCGCGCAAGCCCAGCGCCACGTCCGTGGCGAAGGCCGGGTCGTAGGCGTGCTGCGCCTGCTTGAGCCGCGGGAACCGCTTGAGGAGGCCGCTCTTTCCGTCGGGGCCGACGATGTGGTTCACGATAGCGTCGGCGCCGAGCACCGCGCCCTCGACCGGGTACAGAAGCGGCAGGCCGTTCAGCTCCTCGCGCGACCAGATGTCATACGGCACCCGGTCCTGCTTCACCCGCTCGAGCAAGGTGTCCTCAGGCAGAAAGAACGACGGGATGAGGACGACGCGGTAGTCGAGCGAGATCGACCGCTTGGGTGCCGCGCCCTCAGCGGTGACTTCCCCCGGCTCGCCCTCGACGATCTCGACGGTGGCCGCCGGCTCGTGCTCTTCGAGCGGCAGCTTGAACGCGATGACATGGGCGGCCAGATCGATCTTCTGCGCCATGTCCGTGCCGGTGGCGCAGGGGTACTGGCGGAGCTCGTCGTCGGAGGGAACCAGCGCGCTGCAGGCGTCCCACCACTCCACCGGGATCCAGGCGGTTGCCTGGTTCACCCACGCGTTGCAGTGGTACCGCTTGTAGTCGTTCTGCTTGCGGGGGTCGCTCTGCGCCTCCAGGCACTCGGTCTCGACGGCGTCGGCCTTGACCGTCACGCCGTAGCCGGGATTCACGCGCGCATGGACCGCCGGATCCGTCCAGTCCTCGCCGGGCTTGATCTCGAAGATCACCGGCAGGTGCGTGTCATCCGGGATCGTGCCGCTCAGCACGCCCTTCGCGTACTCGTACTCTTCGTGGCAGAGCCCCTCGTCGTCGGTCCCGGAGTGGCTGATCATCAGCAGCACCGGCTGGCGGCGCTTGATGAGCGACTTCTTCAGGGCCTCGAAGAGTTCGCGGTCGCGATCGCCGCTGAATCCGTGCAGCTCGTCGAAGATCAGGCCGTGCGGCCGCTTCCCGTGCGCGCTCGACGCGTCGGAGGACAGCACCTGGTAGGTCGACCGAGTGTCTTTCCAGTAGATGGAATCCTTCAGGATCTCGACGCCGTCCGCGAGCATGGGCGAGTCCTCGACCATGAACTTCGCGTTGTTGTGGACGGTGCGCGCCTGGTTGCGGTCGTTCGCGAGCGCGTAGACCTCGGCGGCCATCTCGTCGTCGCACCGGGCGAGGTAGACGCCGGTGCCGGCGGCCCAGGGCGACTTGCCTGCCCCCTTCGGCAGAAACCCGAAGACCTTGCGGAACCGACGCAGGCCGTCGCTGCTCCGCTTCCACCCGAAGAGCGGACGCGTCAGGAGCTTCACTTGATACTCGAGCAGCTCGAACGGCTTGCCAGCGAACTCCCCGATGTGATGCCGCAGCAGATCCGGAAAGAAGTCGCACGCGGTCGTCGCGGCCTGGTCGTCGAAGTAGGAGCGCCCGCCGTTCGTCTCCCAGCGACCGTTCGCGGAGCTCCAGGTCACCGACAGATCCAGCGTGACACCGGGCCACCGCTCGCTCGGCGACGCACCCTCGCCCCACCACCAGCGCGGCGGTGGGGTCCGTCGGCTGCCGCCGCGCGTGGACTTACGCGCCGTTGCGACGGCCGCCAAAATACTTCTCCTTCAGGGGATCTACGGGCGGCGCGGCGGGCTTGCTCGCGCCGATCTTGGCCTTGCCGAACGGGGCCAGGTCGAAGTCCTTGTACATCGCCTGGCACCGCTGGATGAGACCGCGGTGGTTGGGGCCGCCGGCATCCACCAGCGAGGCGGCATACTTCTTCTCGAGGCAGACCGTGCGGCAGAACAGCTTGAAGTACTCGCCGGTCTCGTCGTTCAGCGTGCCGGCGTCCATCGCCTTCGGCGCCAGCTCGAGCCAGACATGCCGCTCGTCGAGGGTGAGATCGTTCGGCGCGTCGCATTCGTCGACCGTGGCCTTCGGCGGGGCGGCGGGCAGGGCCTGCGAGCTGGGATGTTGAATCACCACCTTCTGACGGTGTCCTGATGTCCCCGCCAGCGCGCGCTCGGCCGCGGACTTCGGCTTGCGACCAGCCCCCTTGCGCCGTCCGCCGGATCCCGGACCGCCCATCAGCGCGTCGCCTCAGTCGCGCCCGGTACTGCAGCCGTTTGGTTTGATTGGTTTGAAAACCGAGCGTTCTGCGATGCGGGGTCAGGGGTTTTGAAATGTGGGGCGCACGCGTCAACC